AAAGGACTTACAACTGCTGGCAAGGTAGTGGGATGGGGTGGCACTGGCACATTAGCAGTTGGAGCAGGTGCTGGCGAGCAAGTCGAAAGCATACTTGCGGCTAATAAGCGCCTTGGCGAAGAGATTCCAGACCTTGATAAAAGGCTTTCAATACTTATGGGCGGGGCCGTGGGGCTAACGGAACTTGCTTCACTTCGCTTACCTCTAGGCCTTATTGCTTCTAAACTTCCTAAAAATTTAGTCACTAAACCTATGGCCGATTCAATTCTGAAAAAGGTAGGGAATGTCTTTTTGGCTGGTGGCGCAGAGGGCGCACAAGAGGCTATCGCTGGCGTTCTTCAGGATTTAATTAGTAAAAATATGTATGACCCCAATTTAGAAATTGGGGAATCATGGGCATCAGACTTTGGATATGGTGCTAGTGCAGGCGTTATCTTCCAAGGCATTCTTCAGGCAACTATAGGGCGTCGAAGACCAAAAGGTCTTGGACAGATTGACACAGTTATTGGTGATCCAAAAGATACAGTGGTTGCTGAAGATGCCCCAGAAACAACAAATCCATTTCTGGAAGAATCTCGGCGGTTAAAGCAACCCGCCCTTCCTGCCCCTCCCCCAGTCCCCCTCCAAATTGAAGATCACAGTATTGACAGCGATAGGGTCATGGAACCCGATGCTGACATATCAAGTATTGCCCAGCGAACTGTTGATCAGTTGGCGGGCGATCTTCCTGTTGCTTTCACCAATGGGCAAATTGCTCTTGATACAGATGGAATGCCCGCTTCATACGAAGTTGCTTCTGGGGATAAAGGCCCGTATGTCAAAACACGAGCGGGAATAAAGGTCTCTCCGTACTTTGCTACAGTTGAACAGGCTGAGACATTTAAGGACGAGATGAACGCTGGTGTGTTCGATATCATGCGTATGCATGACCAAGTGGAACAAGACACTCTTGCAAGGGAAGCTCTAAAAGAAGCTAAAATAGAAGAGACCGAAGCAACGCTTGATGCTGCGCGTAAAACGTATCTTCCTGCTGCAATTGAGTTTGACACCCTTCCCTCAGAAGTTGCGGGACAAATTAACATACACAATTCGATGGTGGGCAAAAACACTAAGGTCAGAGGGGACGTTGTTTCTATTTCCGAAATGGCTGATGCGAACATAAGCCAGGATATTATAGATGGTCTCTTACCTGAGGCAATGAACACAGGAACAATTGAAGGGGTGAGGGAGACCGCTTCTCAGAAGAATATCATTATAGACAGTGAAGCCAGTAGTCAGACAGGTACACATGATGATGGATTTGTCAGATTTATTTATCGCTTGACTGGCGGTAAAGATTTAAACCGCATGTCTGGAGCGCAACTGGCGACAGTCCAGATGAAACTAGACGAACTCTCCTCCTTCTCGCAGCCCACCAGTCTCCCCACCATTCGACAACCAGATTTTACCCCAAGCCAATACGCCACTGTTATTGCTATGGCGAGGGATATGCCCCGCCGTACTGTTGGTAAAAAGAGCGGAAGGGTTTTGGAAAAGGGAGAGTTCCAAAAGAGTGATATAAATAATGTTCTGGATAAAACGGGTGAGCCGACAGGGCAGATTATAGAACGTGCGTTAAGGCGTGGCGATATAAGACATGCAACGAATGCGCGTGGGAAACAGAAGCGTGGTGTTTATCGTTATAATAGACCAGCCCCTGTTAAAACCCCCCTCCAAAGAGGCGAGTTAATTGAAGCCCAAGAGCGGGCAAGAGCGCAAGAAGAAGGGACTATATCTCCTCTCCGAGGGCGCTTGCTGCGCGGTGGTTCTGTCGAGACAACTGGCGAAGGTGCTGTTGCCCCCAAATCAGGTATTCTTGTAAGGCGCTCAGATACAGACTCAAAACTAACTTCTGAGCAAGCGGCGCAGGAGATGAAAAACCGCGCTTCAAGGGCGCGGGCAATTCCACAATTCAAACAACGCATGGAAAACTTGGGCGGGCGTGAGGCTATCAATAAAGCCTTGGGTAGGACGTTAAGGTTATTCCAGAATAAAATTCCTGCATTAAAGAATGTTCCGCTGGCTGTCCGTTACGTCAACACCCTTACGGAAGAGGGCGCAAAGGAAACGAAGGAAGGAATGATTCGCCAGACGACCGACGATAAGCAGGTAATTGTGTTGGCGCTGGATGCCTTGGAAGACAATCAGGACGGGTCTCTCCCTTCAAGGGAACAGGCGCTTAAACAATTAAGCAGTGTAATGAGCCATGAGATCATACACGTTCTCAGGAATGCAGGGATTATAACCAAAGCCGACTGGAAGGTTTTGACTAACTTTGTCGAAACGAACACTGCCGTTGACCGTAGGGGTGTGAAGCACGACAAGACATGGTTTGATGAGATTTCTGAAGTATATAAAGGTCAATCCCTAACGCAGGAAGAGCTTGTCGAAGAAGCCGTCGCTGAGGCGTTCCGCGCTTATGCGGATGGCGTAATGAAGGTTGTTGGGAAGCCGCGCAATCTCTTTAACCGCATAGCTGATTTCTTCATTGCCATGCGAAGGGGCTTTAAAAAGATTAATGTTCTTTCTGCGGCTGATGTTTTCGGGAAATACGCACCAGTTCCAGTATCTACTGAATTTGTACCCGCAGGCGTTACCCCCACGCAGGAACAAGTCGTAACCGCCCAAGAAACAAGAGAGAGGCTTGGGCAGCATGAGGTGGATGCCCCCATTACGCAATTCTCTATTAAGCGGGAAAGGGTTCGTCCGAGAGACACAGCCTTCACCGCGTTTAATGAGGGGAACAATAACCTCACATTGAATGGCAGACCCATTCCGCCAAAGGGGAAAGTAAGAAGGCTTTCATCTGTAGACATTTTGTATAATGACGCACTAGCCCCCCGCTCAGGAATGAGCGTTCCTTTTGCTGCTGAATTTCTTGATATGAAGGGGCTGAGGGTTCATAAGAAACCAATCTTAATTGAAAAAAATCAAAGCCAAGATAATTTAATTTCTGATGTTTTAGCTCTTGAGGCTAAAGCTGCGTTGCAATATGGCGACAATGCTTCTGGTTGGTACAGTGAAAAAATACAAGAGGCGCTGGAGAAGGCTTCTCGGATGTATCCAGAAATAAAAACCAATCCTGATGCAAAGTTTGCCTTCCTTGTCTCGTTGGCTGTTACAAGCCAAAAAACAAATGTTATTTTAAATACAAAATATGCTGATGAGGTGTATTCGTATTTTAGAGAAAATGGCAAATTCCCTCCAAATTACGGCAAGGGGGAAAGCTCCAAATCAATGAGAGACAATTTCTCTCTTTTAAATTCTTTGATTGAGCGGTTCGATAATCAAGGTGGGATTTCAGAAGTACATCAGCTTTTCAATGAAGAGTTTACAGTAAAGCAACTGACAGAAGAGGGTTTTAATTTTCCAGTCCCCAAACAAGAGGGAATGGGAGAAACTGTTTTTGGGTCATATCTTTTGGGGGCAAAGATAGGGCAGGGGTTTTACCAAAACCTTAATGGAAATTTTAATCCCATCACCATTGATATGTGGTTGATGAGGACGTTTGGAAGATTGACTGGAAGGCTTGTAGGTAACCCAGGTGCATTTCCAAAACAACAAGAGAGATTGTTCAAAGCGCTAATTGAAAGGGGAGACCGCGAACTTATTGGGAGAATGCGGGAAGCTGTTGAGGCCAAGGACACTGACGCGATTATAGAGTTGGCCGGTGAGTTACGTCTTGAGAATGAAAGAATTTTCAAAACCCCAGAGGTGCAGAAAGAATACAAGAAAAATCCAAAGAAGTGGTCTAAAGAAAAAAAGCCAGAATGGGCCAAGGCGGCTCAAGCCTTATACGATGGACAGATTAAACCAAAAGACAGCCCCTTCGGGTCAGGATACCGAAAATCTGTCAGGCGCATAATGAATAAAACCAAGGAGAAACTAAGCAGGGACGGGATTGAAGTAACAAATGCCGACCTTCAGGCCATCCTGTGGTATCCTGAGAAAAATCTGTACGCAAAACTAGGTGCCAAGGTAAAAGACCTGAATACCGATTATTCACAAGCATTTGATTTATTGTTGGAAGGAAGAGAGGTTCTAAATGAAGCCGAAGCCAATCTACGCACCTTGGAGCGAGGGACCACCAGACGAGGTATCGACGCAGACACCAGAGGAACTGGTAGAGATCGCGGTGAGGTTGATGAAGGGGAGACCCCTTCCCAATACTCCATCGCCCGAAGAGCAGAATTAGAGGAACAACCAACCGCTCAGTATTCATTTGCCCGCCCTCGTTTAAAGAAAATAAGAGCGGGCGAGTATGAATACAGCGGGTATCATATTGAGTATCGGCCTATAGCAGATGACGGGCATGGTGAATGGGACATAACTCCTCCTGGCGATGATTCTCCCTCAGACGTTACTAGGACGCTACGCGAGGCTAAAGAACTGGTCGAATGGTGGGATGCTCGTGATGCTCAAGAAAGATCAGAAGATCAACCAGCCGCTCAATATTCAATTGCCCGAAAAGCCGCTACCGTCAAACGCGCCCCCGATTTCTCAGAAACTGGAGAATATATAGTTACGCTTGGGGATGGCTCGACTGTACGGATTTTCCGAGATACTGAACAATTTGGTTATGCTGTATGGCATAGGGCTGATGGCTTAGACCGTTTAACGGGTATCGGATTCACCAAAGCAGAAGCGGTTGCCACTTTGGAACAGCAATATTTGGATCAACAGGCACCCCAGTATTCATTTAAGAGGCGCGAGGTAGAGTCTAAGGACGTTCAGAAAAGACACCTTTCCGAAACGGAATCATGGTTCTCTAGGTTGGCAAAAGAGCTTGGCTATTCCCGTATACCAGCGGATGCATTTAAAATTGAGCATCTTGTAACGCCCCAACTTAAAAATGACGCCTCTTTAATATGGAATGGCAGGGCGTGGCCTGTGATTATACACAGAGGTGTTAATAAGAAGATTGAAGGTCGAGACAAGGGCTTTGGGCTAATTCACGCTAACCGTCACCGCGCCGAAATAGTTGAAAATACACCGGCAAATAGTGTCTCTGATTTTGTTGAGATTGTTATGGGTGCGTATTGGCCTCATAGAGATGGGCAGGCGCGGGGCCAGCAAGTTGATGATCAAGCCAAAAATTTCCAGCTTCTCAGGCAGGAAAATGGACTCATCAAGCTAAGGTGGGACAATCCAGAATGGAAATATCCCTCCACGCTTATATTCCGTGAAGTGCCATTTAATATGTTCTCCAACGTGGTATCGGCAAGACCAGAGCTTAAAGGCAGGGGTTATATGGCTCTTGTCACGGCCTTCCCGAACAATGCGAACAAAAAAGACGTTACCCGTCCTATGGACAGCCCAATAATTAATCCAAACGCAAGCGTTGCGGCAACGCAGGCTGCGAATGAATCAATTGCTGGAGAAAATCCAAATTCAAAACGAGAGACATTAAAACTCAGAAAGCAATACAGTCTAAAGCGTAGGTACGCGCAACTGCCACCTGAAGAGAAAGCCCTTCATAAAAAAATTATAGGTGGGTCACCCCCCGACCAAACCCTTGGAGAAAAAGTTCTGGGGATAGGAGGGCTTGATAAATACAACCCCAATAATCCGTGGGGGCGGGGTACATATTTCCGCCACCATCTTGTTGATAAATGGGCAAGTGTTTTCAAGACCGAGAAACTTGTGCAGAAAAAACGCAGGGAAGAGGGGCTGGATCACGACATTGCAACTGACTCGGCAGCTTCTGCGGCGTTTGCTCTCTTGGATAGAGCATCTGGAATAATATCTGGCATATTAACAGTTGGCCCACCAATATATGATCGTGGTCGCGTCTACGCTATCAATTCAGATAGCTTAAAGGTTTCTGCGGCAGCAGGGAAACATCAGGATGCAGTTAGGGCTGAATACCAGAGGGCTATGGATCGCCTCATAGAGGAAAGCGCTTATCAGGAAATTGTGGTTGACCCTGTTACAGGGGAACAAACAACCAAACAAATACGCTGGGAAAGTGCGGATGAGGTGGAAGGGCTTCTTGATATTCTGAATCCTCTGGAAAGTAAGGGGTTGTTAGAATCGTTTCTTCTCTACTCCATCGGCAAACGCGCCCAGAGGTTTAACGCTGAGGGGCGTGAAAAAACCCTGACAGATGCAGATATTGAGGCAGCATTAGCAATCGGGGAAAAAGACCCTGCCATCAAACAAGCGCACAGGAAATACCAGCTTTGGAATAATTCTGTTGTAAATATGATGGTGGACGCAGGGGTCATTTCCCAAGACATGGCGACACTCTGGAAACAAAATGCAGACTATCTCCCCTTTTACAGGGAGCTTTATGAGGATGCGGGCGTTGCCTATCAACTGGTATCGGGCGAAGGAACCCCCACTAAAGATGTGCTTTACAAGACGCTGGATGACAACAGAAACAATAAAATGTTCCAGAGCTTTTGGCAGACAAAACAACCCCGCGAACTCAAGGGGGGTAAGCCAGTCTATTGGGTCATGGTCAATGATGTTGCCGACAGCGGAAGGTACACTTCGCGTGACAGCAAACAATTACAGGATAGATTGCAAGCGCTAAAAGAACTGAACCCCCGTGCCAATGTAAGAATTGCGGTTGATAATCAGAGGATTGCCGATCCTCTTAACAACATCTTACAAAATGCCAGCGCTGCTGTAACAGCCTCCATGCAAAACATTGCTGTAAGCCGTGCAATCAGGGATATGCTTTATCTCAACCTTGCCGCCTCCATCCCAGAGGATAACAGGGAACCTCATCCCAACAGGCTCGGTGTCCGAATTAAGGGTGAAACAAAATGGTTTGAGGTTCAAGACAGCATGTTGGTGAATGCCCTTCGGGCAACAGGCGATGTTAATATGCCGTTTCTTGAGCTTCAGGCTGCACCAGCCCGTTTCTTGCGCGAGATGGTGACCAAAGACCCGTCCTTCATGGCAGCAAATATGTTGAGGGACACGCTCTCGTCGTGGGTTACATCAGGTATAAAGGTACGTCCTGTCATTGGCACTCTAAAGGGATACGGCGAGGCTTTGACGGGATCATCTTCTGCAAAAGCCCTCATTTCGAGCGGAGTTGTCGGCGGGTACGAATTTAAGGGTGACTCCAAAAATGTTATGCAAGCCTTCCGCAAGCACCAGAAGCTGAAAAGCCCAGTGCGCCACCCGTTTATTTCCATGTGGAACACGCTGGACAATATTAGTGGTGCGTCTGACTCCTCCACAAGAATAGCTGTTTATAACAGGGTACTCAAGGAAACGGGGGATGAGACAAGGGCCATTGTTGAGGCGCTGGAGATAATTAACTTTTCGCGCAAGGGCGCACATTCAAGTATGCGCTATCTGACCGCCGTTGTGCCGTTCTTAAATGCTCGCATCCAAGGGCTTGATGTCCTGTACCGTGGTGCAAAGGGCGATATTGGTTCTGTTGACCAAGCAAAACGAAGAAAGAGGTTTTACTTCAGGGCGCTGACGATCGTTTCCCTGACCGCTGCTTACCACATGGCGCAGAACAGAGGAGACGAAGAAGATAATCCCTGGTATCACAATGCTCCTGAGCATGTGAAAGACAATTATTGGATTATTCCACCCACATGGTTTGGCGGTACACGGGATAGTTCAGCCTTCCGTATGCCGATTCCGTTTGAAGTTGGGGTTCTCTTCAAGGTTATCCCTGAAAGAATTATGCAACTTATTGAAGGCTCAACAGACGGGCGTGAGGTTGGCAAGGCATCGTGGAGACATCTTACCACCACATTTAATGTGTCTTTCCCACAGTGGTTCCAGCCCGCCTTTGAAGCAATGATGAATAAAAACTGGTATACAGGTCGTGAAATTGTCACCTACTGGCAAGGACGAAATGAGAGTTGGATGGCAAATCCTGATTATGCATCCCCCGCTGCGATTGCCTTATCCGAAGCACTTGATGAAAATTTAGAGTTGCGGGTTGATGCGGAAAAAATTGACCATGTTGTGCGGGGATACATCGGAACTCTTGGAAGCTATGCGCTTATGCTGGGAGATTCTGTGAGCCGAAAGGCAATAGGTCTGCCTGAACGCGCAGCGAGGTCCATATATGAAGAGCCTGTTATTGGCAGGTTTTTGCAGGAGTCAGAAGGGAAAGGACCGCTTCACACTTTCTACGACTTAAAGACTGAACTGGACATTTTTGTTGAAACACTGAACTCCCTCATAGAGGGCGGGGATTTAAATAGAGCAGACAAGTATCAACTGTCACGCCTGAACCTGGCGATGCATCAACCAGTAATAGAAGCGTTACGCGAAGAGATAGTTGCCTTGAGAGTTTTCCGTAAACAACTGGTCAATGACAGGTCTCTTACCCCAGAAGAAAGACGGGATAGCGTTAGGGGAGTTGACACACAAATCAACGAACTTCTCCATTCTCATAACATCAAAAAACTGAGAACAGAAGCATTGACCAGACAATGAATATTTCTCAGCTAAAAAAACAGCTTATCGATCACGAATCAATGAAACTTGAACTCTATAAATGCACGGCGGGTTTTTGGACGATTGGCGTGGGGAGAAATTTATCGAGCAGGGGCATCTCTGTAGAGACCGCTGTTGATATGTTGGACGAAGACATAGAGATATGTATCTCAGAATTGGATAAGGTCTTTCCTTGGTGGCGTAGGGGGAATGATGCAAGGCAACATGCACTTATAGATTTACACTTTAATCTTGGCATTAACACGTTGTTATCATTCAAGAAAACGATGAATTTGTGGGAAGAAGCCGTTCATGGTAGGGTAAATTGGTCGCAGGTAGCAGACGAACTTTTAAACTCTAATTACGCAAAACAACTGCCTAATCGCAGTAAAACAATTGCGACTATGATTGAAACAGGGGAGCTTCAGTAGAGGCCAAGGAGATAGAATGGATATTGCCAAGTGGATGATGAGCCGAGCGTCGGAGCCATCAACGTGGGCAGCAGGAGCGGCTGTCTTTATTGGTGTTTCGGTGATTGTAGATAATTTTTGGGTTGCCGTTGCTGGCATAGCTGTTGCTGGCATAGCTGTAATCTTGCGCGAAAGGGGCGTGATCTAAATGCTTCCTGCCCTCATCCCCATCGCCATAACCTTGGCCTCCGAGTTTCTTCCTGATCTTGTCGGGAGCTTGGTCGGAAAGGACGCTGAAAAGGTTGCAGAAAAGGTGGTGAATGTGGCCTCCTCTATTACGGGGACAAACATATCCTCCGAAGCGGAGGGGATTGAGGCCATCAAGAAGTTCCGTGCAAATCCAGATTTGCAGATCGAATTACAGATGCAACTCAGCCATGAGCGGCTTGAGTCTGCGAGAACACACGCTCAAGATAGGATGTCAGCAAGGACTATGGCTGGGAGGTCACCCCTCCACGCATGGGCGGTGTGTGCAATGTCAATTCTCATTGTGATTGGGTTTAGCATAATGCTGTGGCTCATCCTGGCCGATCCAATCCCTGACGGAAATTCTGAAATCATCTACATATTGTTAGGTACGCTCGCGGCTGCATTTACGCAAACATGCAATTTCTGGCTGGGTAGTAGCAGGTCCAGCCAAGAGAAAACCGACCAAATTACTCAGTTAAAGAAGTAATATTGATTGGCCAATGCTTATTATTGAAAGAAGCCGAGTGCAATCAGGCCGCTATAGATAATCGTTCCGTTACAGTTTTTAAATAATCTGGCGAAAATTTCGCGTACACCTTTTCTGTTATTCTACTGTCCTTATGCCCCAGTAATCTTGAGACATCTATAAGTGGTGCGCCGTCCATCACAAGATGAGACGCAACAGTATGCCTCAGAACATGAGGCGTAACACCAATCAGGTCAGCTTCCTCGACCATCTTATCCCACGACTTCCTGAAATCACGAATACGTCTGCCGTTTTTGTTAATGACATACGGGCAATCACTTTTGTATTGTTCTAAGAACTGGCGCAACTCTACGCCAAGGGGGACAATGCCTCTGTTTTTTCTTCTGGCGTGGTCTGGTGACGAGGGATCATTGAAATCAACAAACCCCTGATCCCAGAAAATCTGGTCTTGCCTCAGACCCAGAATTGCTTCTTTACGTTGACCTGTTAAAAGAGCCACCCCGACAAATGCATACAGGTGTGGGTATTCTTTTGAGACTTGAATAAGGCGTTTACACTCGTCTTTAGTTAGGAACCGCTGCCTCGCTTCTGGTATCGGCAGTCGGGCAATAACAATTTGCTGGGAAATATATGATTGTTTGTTTGCCCACCGCAGAGCAGCAGATAGAACGCCTAATTCAAAATTTATTGTTCCAGGTGCGGCCTGGCTTGCCCGAAATTTTGTGTATTTTGAGATATGCTGTCCTGTAAGGTTGCCAACCCTAACCTTGCCAAGAAGGGGCTGCATATTCTTCCAAGCGGATTTTGACCTCGATACTGAAATAGTACCATTTCGGTGCTGATTGAAATATTGTTGGACAACTTCTTCGATAGTCGCTAATCTTGTTTTGTTCATCTCGGCTCCTTTAGGACTGATAAGAGATGGGCGTCACCTCAGAGGGGGAGTCTTGTCAACTCCCCCTCAATTCTTTCCACGACACTTCATCAACCAATCTTTGTACCCCTTTTTATCAAGGCTATACCAGCCTTGGTTTGTGGTTAAATTGAAAATCCAGAATCTCGTCAGATCGTGCTTGAACAGCACAATAATGCAATTAACACCCAAAAGCGCCGCAAGTTTAGTTGCGGTCTTCCGTTGTGATTTGGCAAACCTTTCCAGTATGGCAGCGAAATAGTTCTGTGTTGGCTCTATGTCATGGTCATACCGCGTAAGCTCCAACATTAGAACGGGAACAATTTCACCATCTATGATTCTATACTCGACTTGGTCGATATCTTGGCAATAGGTTCCTGCGTCAATTGTTCTGCGCCAATCTGTGTAGATTAGAGCGCGATCTTCTCGCCCCCTTTTACGCAAGTTTGGCATTTAATTCTTTTTCTTATTCACTAGCTTCAGAACCCTTGTACTGCACAGCGCTACTGGCTTTGCCCCATAGCTTTTTTGCGTCCCCATACAGGGTATCGTGAGTATGACCGCCATCATAAAATCCGCTCAATCGGCATGTATAATCGTTATCTAGGGAGCGAAAATCATAAAGCTGATCATTGTTGGGAACAGAGTTGCAAGCCAGTGGCGTGTAATCCCAAACCCATCCATCTCCTCCCTTTTCCCCAAGTGGCCCCTCTCCCCACCGCTCCCCAAGCCATCCCAGATAAGCGACCGATTCATTAACGCCATACCTATAGCTCTCATACCCCTCCAAAAGCCCCTCTCCAAGCAATAAAACTTCGCCCGAATTTTTGCTTTCTTTTGAGGCGTGTTGAATTTTATTGACTGTCGCCTGACAAAACTTAGTGATCGGCTTAACCTCAACAAAAACGCTGGTGCCGTGATAATAATTACCTTGTGGAGCGCGGCTAGTCAGCCGAAAATCTGGAATCCAGCCATTAAGGTCAACTGGCTCATATTCCCAGTCCCATTTACAGACATCAAAAAACGCTGCCCAGCGGGCCTCCAGCCGCGATCTAAACGTATGTCCAGCATATTTGGTAGGAATCGCTTTATGTGTCATAGCCCTTAACTCCTGTTTTCCTGACGAACTTTGCGCGGAGGAACACGCCGCCTAGCCACGCCTTCGACGTAAGACTCTCCAATAACACCCAGAAGCGCCGTAAGTAAGTCTATCTGAAGTGTCATATCCCCACTGTGGATCACCGCGTCCGAGGGGGGAGATGATTGGTCGTAAGGGTGGGCAAATCTTAACTTCATTGCCCTTTAACCACTCTTCTACGTCCGTCTTATCTCGCTCTTTACTGGGACTGCCGTTTTTTTTAACCCAATTTCTCATCTTTTTTGCTTTTTTATAGACGCGAAAACTGGCTTGATTTGCCTCTTGGGCTTTGGTTTGGCTGCTATTTTTTTTCATTTTCCAATCTCTCTTTAACTTTCTCAGCAGCAACTTCTCCAAGTGTTTTACCGCTTGCGTACTTCGTGTGAGAAAATTCTTTTCTCAGGGCAGCGAGAGCAGCTTCAATGCCGTCAGAAAAACCACTACCAGTTTGCTGGACAATACTTATTCCATTGTCGAGATAGGACTTCACCGCTTCCCGAATAACAGTGGGTGCGGAAACGCGCATCTCACTAGCTTTTTTTCTGACCCTCTCCACCATCTCGGTGGTGAACGTAAGGTTGTACGTCTTGCTTTTTTGTATCTTGTGGGGTCGTCCCTTGGCTCCGCTCATATTCTTCAATGTCCCTTTTCAATCCTTCATAAATGAAATCGCTCACTGATGCATATCCAGCGATGTCCTCGTGGCTTGATGTTGATGGCTTATGTTGACATCGCGCAAACTTTACAAGATTCATCATCATGGAAGCGTCATACGGTGTAATTTCTGGTCCCCATAAACGGTTTTGAAGCCATGCATTCCACAGGTCGGCTATCCGCATGTGATTAAGAATAGGATCGCCATAGCTACGGCTTCTGTCGCTTGAAACAATTCCACTCACACGGTCAAAAAATGATTTCAAAGTACTACTCGGTTTCATCTTCTTTCCTCCCCATCAGTTTACCCGATTCAAAAACCTCTTTTATCTGCTTGAAATGTTCCGCAGTTTGCTCTTCTTCGCCAATTTGTCTTCTCGAATCGATACATAACAGTCGTCTGAGCGCATTCCCAGCAGCCCCCTCATTTAGTTCGGTGGCGCATCCGCTATCGACCAGCCATTGCTGGAATTTCTCATCGCGACAAAGCATTCCAGCGGCTTGAACAAGTTGGCTGTTTTCCATCTGAATCCTCGGAGGAATAATTGCCTCGTCATCACCAAGCCTGACGAGAGCAGCCATGTATCTGGAACCAATTGGGTCTGCCAGCAAATCTCTGGGAACCTCGTTAGGATGCAAAGAAACAGTCAGACTAATATGCTCCTTCGTTTTTCGCATACTCTGAAAAATGCATTCAAACTTATAGGCGCTTTGTCTGATTTTATTACTGATTTCAGTCATATTCCTTCATATTCCTTAAACCCCTCATTCAGTTTAGCTAAAAATTCCGACATCCATTCAATGGGATCGACACCCTGAGATGCCCACCAAGACTTTTCGCCTTTTCCGTAGGCATGAAGCTCCATGTGATGGTCATGGCAAAGGGGAACCGTATTCGCGTCACTGACTTTTTTCCCCATCGCCCGTGGCTCCGAGAACCTAAGATGATGGGCGCAAGAGTAGGGGCTACCGCATATAAGGCACGGTTGCCCCCTAACCCTTGATAAATGCTGGCTAGAACGGTATGTCATCGTCTAGGTCAGGGACTTGACTTACAGCTTGTGGAGCCTCTTGTTTGGGCTCGGCCTTATAGGGTTCGCTGCACCAAGCGGAAAGGTAATCGCCCGCCTTGGCGGAATCTCTGATGGTCGCAGCAAAGCCGACATTGACCTTGCCATATGCGTCTTCGCTGGCGTTCTCAAACGCTCTCTTCAAGTATTGCATGAGAGCATTTGCCTCTGACTTGGTAAAACCAAGGGTACCAGTCATGTCGGGTGCGTTGTCGTAGGCTTTTTCGCTTCTTGCAGATTGAAAATTTAGTTTGTCCAGTTTGCCTTTATTTCTGAACAACACTCCTGATCCAAAGGTTGGATTTTTCGCCATTTTTCTCTCCTATATTTCGATTGTTTGATGCCAGATATTCCCACGGTTCGCCGTCGCCTTTGCGTCCTTGAACATGCCAAGGATCGTGGCGTGGGTTTCGGGACTTGAGGCCATGATTTTCTCAAATGACGCAACATTGGTGCGCCAAAAACCAGCAATAGATGACACCACCTTTTTCCTGTCAGTCTCCAGTTGTGGATCACCTACTCGCGGCATGAATGTTTCGATGACTTTCAGAACCAAATCGTAGTCACCTTCTTCGACAGGAGCGGCGAGAACCATCTTCCCGTCTTTTTCAACGACAGGTTTTTCTGGATGACCCAGAAAGGCTTCGCGCCACTCCGCTATGGACTTTTGTTTAGCCTGTTCTTCTGCCTCTTTTTTAGGTTTTTCGCCATCGAACTGAATAATCGCTGCTCGCTCCTCTTCATCGTCGCTT